TGAGTGACCGATTAGGTCATTTAAAGCTTACCGAGCTGACGAGTAGGCGGCTGCAAGCCTATGCGGTTGAGAGATCGCAAACTATTTGTCCGGCGTCTATTAAAATTGAAATGCTTTACATTGGTGGCGTGCTGTCAGCCGCTGAGTCGTTGTGGGGCGCAAAGCCTAAAATTCAAGATCACAAAACCGCAATGCTGAATCTAAAACAGTTAGATGTAATATGTAATAGTGAGGAGCGAACAAGAAGAGCCTCAAATGCAGAACTGTCACTTATAAAAGATAACGTCATCGACGGATCACCTGTTCCCGATTGGGTAGATTTTGCCGTTGCCACCGCAATGCGGCGCGGTGAGATTGGCTCTTTACTCTGGAATGATTTAAGCGAAGATGGTGAAAGCATAATAATTCGAGAGCGCAAACACCCGCGTAAAAAGAAAGATGAGGTTGTGCCTTTACTCCCGGCGGCTAGAGACGTTATCGCAAGGCAAGTTAAAGAGGACTCGGACAGGAAAGTGTATGTCGGTAAAGGAAAGAACAAGCGTCTAGTGTATGCTTCTGAACTTATTTTTCCACAAAATTGTGGGAGTGTAGCTCAAGCTTTTAAAACTGCATCAAAGCGTTGCGGCGTTGAGGATTTGCGGTTTCACGATTTGCGGCATGAAGCGATATCTAGATTGTTCGAAATGGGGCTTGACTCAATCATCGTTGCAGTCTTTAGCGGTCACAAAGATATTAATATGTTGCGCCGTTACACTCACCCTGACGCACAAAAAATACTAGGTATGATAAAAACCAACACCAAAATTTAGACAAAAAAAAGGGGCAACGCCCCACAATTTATTTCGAATGCTCTAATTGCTCAATTAATTCTTTTAAGTAAAACTCCGCTTTTTTTAAATCTTGTATCTGAAGATCAGCAGTTTTGTGCTTGTGACGCCAGCGGTGTAAGTATTTTTTTATATTCCCTTCCAGAAAAAAAGAGTAACCATCGCCAAGGGAGTCTTCGAGATATCGTAGACACTCGATTGTTCCGAATGTATAGTGATTTGGCTGCTCAACATCTTTATCGTTTATTATTATATCTAACATCATGTTGTATTTATTCCTTTAGGTTGTAATTAAAGTCATTCCTAACTCGCGTTTCTGGTCAAAAAATGCAGCCACAACAGCCTTATCTGCAACTCTCTTCTTGCCTAGTTTATACGTAGGGATTGGGAAATTTTCTCGATGCACTGAATTGTGCAAGCCTTTCACCGACATACCTAAAAGTTCTGCAAGTTCTGGCATTTGTAAATATGGTCTTTCCATTTATCTCTCCTTTTCTTATCTGTTAATTGTGTATAATCTGCCTTTCTTGGCGTGCTCTGCCGCTATGGCTTCTGGAATTTCTAAAAAGTCATAACACACATCGGCGTCTTCGTATTTACAAGCGCAAACCGACACTACACCACTGGACTGCGCGGTTAACTTAAACTCTTGTCCTTCTTTGGTCTTACTGACCGCCGAATAGACACTGTATTTCCTTATTACGCCGTCATTAATAACTGTTACATCTGACGTATCATTACTGTCGCGATTAAATGCAACGGTGCCACCAGCCCCAAAAACAAAACTAACAAACGCGTACAAACTAGCGTCTTGTTTCTTGGAAACTTCACGGTAAGAACTAACTTGTTCTTGATCCGATCCCATATTGAGCCAAATGTACTCAACGTCTAGTATCTCCGCTAATTTCTTTATAGCGTTTGGTCTTGGCCTTGTCTCTCCGGCCATCCATTTTCGTACTGCTTCTTGACTGACGCTCATTAACTTTGCGAGAGTCACTTGTTGCCCTTGCCCATACTCCGGGATTAACGTGCTCTTATTGCACGCATCCACCAATCTATCTTTAAATGTATCCACTTTATTCACCGAAGTTCATTAGTTAATTATTTAATTAATAAGTTATTTATTCATTCATTAATTTAACAATTAACTTCTCCGATCCACCACTGAACCAATGCACCACCACAGCATTTGCAGTGTCAAGAATCTGCCGGTGTGTGACACCAGAGACCAGTAGTAATTTTTCATTTTTGTACCCATACACCAATATTGCATTAAAATAACAACCTAGTCAACTTTATGTTGTTTTTAATCTCTTAACGAAATGTAATAAAGCGTTTTGTCCCTCCTCCTTTGAGGCTAATGCACCCAGTACACGGGTGTCAGCGGTGTCCTTTGACATTATGTGAATGACGCGCACCGGCTTAGTTTGTCCTTGTCTATGTAATCTAGCATTAAACTGCTGGTACAGCTCTAATGACCAAGTCAGCCCAAACCACACTATCACGCTGCCACCTTTCTGTAAGTTCAGCCCATGACCCGCGCTTGCTGGGTGGCAGAGCATCACGGGTATCTCACCACGGTTCCATTTGTCTATCGTTTTTGGGTTCTTGTCGAGAACAACTGCCTTTGGAATGGCCTTTTTAATTTCAGCTAAATCTGACTTAAAGTTGTAAGCAACCAGCAGAGGCTCTGTTGAGGTGTCAGCGATTTCAACTAACGCCTCGACCTTTTTAGAATGCATGATTTCATAGCCTTCTTCGGTGTAAATGCATCCGTTGCTTATCTGCAATAACTTGTTGATTTGTACCGCCGCATTCACCGCCATAATCTCACCGGCCTCATACGCAATAATGAAGTCACGCTTCATATCTTCATAAGCTTTTCGAGCTTTCGGTGGCAGCTCAACGTCCACGTTAACGTCTAAGCGATCTGGCATCTCAAGGTAGTCTTCGCTCGACATACGAAGTACCACGTCTTTAACCGCACGATAGATGGCGTTAACCCGATCCTTTTTAACAGCCCACTGGTTCCATGCCGGGTTACCAATCAACTGGCAATACTTCTCTAAGAATTTGCCTCTTGTATTCTGTAATCGCTTGCCCTTGTCCAGCAGATAAATCTGAGGCCACAACTCCATTAAGTTATTGGGTGCGGGTGTGCCGGTGAGCTGCACCATGCGATCTATTTTGCCAAGCACCTTGCGTAATGACTTCCAGCGTTTACTGCTGTGAGATTTAAAGCTGCTGGACTCATCGATCACAACCATATCGTAATGCCATTGTTGGCCTAACAGCTCCACAAGCCACGGTATGTTTTCCCTGTTGATAATATGGATCGGTGTCTTTTCAAAGACAGCGGCTTTGCGCTTTGCGGGGCTCAAACCCGCTAAAACAGTGTATTTTAAGGCGCTTGTGTGTTCCCAAAGGTGTATCTCTGTAGGCCAAGTGTGTTTTGATACGCGCAGGGGCGCAACAATTAGCACCTTTTTAACCTTTTTGGCTGCCAGTAAATCCGATAAGGCGGTGAGGGTGGAGATTGTCTTGCCCAACCCCATGTCGATCCAAAGGGCTGACACCTTTTTCTTTTTAACAAAGTCCACGGCCTTTACTTGATAGTCATGTAGGTTTGATCTGTCTAGCATAAGATTTCTAAACCCTGCCGAATGTTGTCTACAACATGCACATGAAAGCCAACATCTTTAAGACGGCGATGGATAGCAAGCTGGTACGGTGTTGGCTTTTTGTTTGGCGCTTTGAATTCTATAATCACAAGCTCTCCGTCTTTAAAATAAATTCGATCTGGAACGCCACGCTGTGCGGGCGACACCCACTTGAACGACAGCCAGCCTCTTGCCTTGGCAATTTCACTAACCTTGAGTTCAATGTGTGACTCTCTCACTTTCGATATCGTTTTGATTCATAACCTTCCGCTGTAATTGGAAGACCGTTTGCCCACTTGGGAAGCTCACACATCAACGCCTCAAACTCAGCCAAGCTTCCATGCTCGTTAGGAACATCGGCAATAATTTCATCGTGAACGTGCAAAACAACCGGGTAATCAGCATGTTCTAATCGAAGAACAGCCTCGGCTAAAATGTCACGGGCTACCGCTTGAGTAATCGATTGAACCAGTGAGCCGCCATACATTTTTATCTGACCCCATTTGTGGATGTGGTTATTCATGCCCTCGTACACCAGCTCAACACCTCTATCGCTTGGCTGTATCTTAGCGTTGGGGAATGAGAGGATGCGCTTTGAGGGAAGCTTGAACAGTAAGTCACCATCCAAAACTTTGAATGAGCCTTTGCACGTTTCAAACTCTGTACCGTAGCTCACGGCATTCTTTGCAGCTCTCTCAACATCCGACCAAAGTTTGACGATGTTAGGGTTAGCCTCGCGCCAATCGTTGCGTATTGTTAACGCCTGACTCTCTGTCACTTCAGCACCATAGGCTTCGGACATCTTCTGGAATGCTTTAACACCCCCTTGGTAACCCAATGCCAGTGTTGCCACCTTGCCGACAAATCGTTGGTCGTAATTGATATCACCGTACGGTATTCCGTACATGTTTGACGCCGTTGCTTTATAGATGTCTCGGCCTGATCGGTAGACATCAAGAACGTCTTCACTGTCTGATAGCCACGCTAAAACTCTAGCCTCAATGCTTGAGTAATCTGCAACGACTAATCTGTTGCCGTCCGAAGGTATCAGCATCCCGCGCAAGCACGACGCCAGCGCATCCATCGGATCACCCTTGATCACTTTTGGATCACGATGACGCATTAGCTCAATCACTGCATCGACATCATCAACATTTGGGCGTGGGAGGTTTTGAGGTTGGAAGTGTCTGCCCACCCATCGCCCAGTAGCGGCCCCGTGGTACGTCAACACGCCATGCGCTCGACCATCTTGCCCAAGGCACTTCAACATGGCTTCAAACTTCTTAGTGCTGGTGCGGCTCAGTGACTGACGTATTTTAAGAAACTGCTTAACGAGTTTTGTTGCAGATTTATCATCTAACGCCGCAGCAATGGTTGCCTTGTCGTAAGCCTTTAGCTCATAACCTTGTTCGGCAACCCATGCTGTTGCTTTGGCTCGACTACCTGTTGAGTCCATCGAACCGTTTGTAATTTCGTATATCTTTTTGTTACACCGGACAGTGTGTTGATCAATGATATCAAGCGCATTATCTATGCTTTCTTTATCAAGCCGAACACCTCTCCAGTTTATAATTTGATCTGTTATCCACACATCAACTTCTGAGCCTCTGAGGTTTCTGAGCCTTGTCCTGATCTCACGTTCAGCCACCACATCTTGGATGCAGTAGTCACATAACTCTTTAAACATATCCGGGTCTTGTCTGCGCTCACCACGATATGGCTTGCATAGACGTTGTATTAATAACTTTCCGCGCTTAGATTTAACATCATCACCGCTCAACCCAAGTGCCTCGCCACATTTTCCCAATGCACGCGGGTAAGCTTGTGCGGCGGCAAGGGCTGCACTGTCACGCCACTGCGATATGGGAATAGACGGCCACCCAAGGGTTTGATTCCAGATCGACATCTCAAAAAAGCTATTCCACGCCCAGACCGTTGCGCCTTGCTCGATTAAATCGAAAAGCCTTTGCGGTAGTGGCATGTC